TGAGAAAAAGAAACGAAAAGGGACAATTTGCAAAGGCATCTAAATCTTCAGAATTTGGCTTTGTTAATTTAAGTACATATACATCACCAGAGGTTAAAGAAGTGAATGGTGAAATGTGGATTGAGTATGGTGCAGATAATAACTATTTTCAATTTCTTATAGACCGTTATAATGGTTCACCAACAAACAATGCAGCTATTAATGGAATTAGCCAAGCAATCTATGGTAAAGGTTTAAATGCTACCGATAGCAACAGAAAGCCAAATGAGTATGCACAGATGGTTTCTTTGTTTAGAAAAGATGTTGTTAGAAGATGCTGCTATGATTTAAAGTTAATGGGACAAGCTGCTATTCAAGTTATATACTCAAAGGATAGAAGCAAGATTGTTCAACTAGAGCATATGCCTATTGAGACATTAAGAGCAGAAAAATGTGATGATGATGGTAATGTACCAGCATACTACTATTTTAATGATTGGGCAAACATAAAAAAAACAGATGACCCTTTAAGAATACCAGCTTTTGGTATGTCTAAAGAAAATATAGAGATATATTACATTAAACCTTATAAGAGTGGTTTCTATTATTACTCACCTGTTGATTATCAAGGTGGTTTGCAATATTGTGAGCTCGAAGAAGAAGTATCTAACTATCACCTAAATAATATTCTTAACGGTCTGAGCCCCAGTATGTTAATCAATTTTAACAACGGAACACCTAACCAACAAGAAAGGCAATTAATAGAAACAAAAATAGCGCAGAAATTTTCGGGAACAAGCAATGCTGGTAAGTTTATTTTAGCTTTTAACGACAATAAGGAAAGTCAAGCCGAAATAACACCAGTACAATTAAGTGATGCTCACAACCAGTACCAATTTTTATCTTCTGAGAGTACTCAAAAAATTATGGTGGCTCACAGAATTGTCAGCCCTATGTTATTGGGTATAAAAGATGGTAGTGGTTTAGGTAACAATGCAGATGAAATAAAGACCGCATCTCTTTTAATGGATAACACCGTTATAAGACCATTTCAAGAACTTTTAATTGATAGCTTTGACCAAATACTAGCTTACAACGATATAGCCTTAAACCTATACTTTACGACCTTACAGCCACTAGAATTTACAGATGTAGATAAAGACTTACAAGATAGTGAGACTATAGAAGAAGAAACAGGTGTTGAGATGTCGGTAAATCTTGCTAAATATCCTTGGGATAAATGTATTGCTGAACAAACTAAAAGGTATGGAGCAGCAGCAGCACCTAAAATATGCGGATATATAAAAGAAAATATGTCATCAATTCAATTAAAAGAGATTGACGGCAAACAAGCATACGGAACAAAAGAAGAAGCAGAAGCTATTGCAAAGATGATAGATTGCGAGGGTTATCACGAACACGAAGAAGATGGTAAAGTTTGGTATATGCCTTGTAAGTCACACGGTGAAGTAACTAGAACCGAACTAGATGACTTTATGCAAGAATTTGGTGAAGATGAAGATTTAAGTGAATGGCAATTAATAGATGAAAGAAAAGTTGACTATGAAGATGAACAAGCATTAGATTATCAAATTGATGAACTAAACAAAAAGAACAAAAGCACATTGTCAAAAATATGGGAATTTGTATCTACTGGTACAGCAAGACCAAACGCAAAATCAAAACAAGATGATGACTTTGAGGGTATGAAATTTAAAGTACGTTATCAATATGCACCATTAAGAGATACTATATCAGATGGGAAAGATGTATCAAGAAGTTTTTGTAAAAAAATGGTATCTGCTGCAAAGATATATCGCAAAGAAGATATTGTCAAAATGGATAGTGTAAAGTTAAACTATGGTTGGGCAGAAAAAGGTAAGCAATCAAGTGGCTATTCTATTTGGGAGTACAAAGGTGGTGGTGCTTGCCATCATTACTGGGCAAGAAAAACTTATATGTACACACCAAAAGATAAACGTATTGATGTTAAATCACCTAACGCACCCAAAATAAGTGTTGCCGAAGCAAGAAGAAAAGGGTTTAGACCAGAGAAAAACAATCCTTTAGTAGGAACAAAACCAATTAATATGCCCAACGAGGGGTTTGTAAACCGATAAATATGGCTACAGTATTATTTATAAATAGAACAGATTTAGTAAGAAACTCTATCATTGATGGGAATGTAGATACGGACAAGTTTATACAATTCATCAAGATTGCTCAAGAAATTGATGTACAACAAATAATTGGTACAAATATGTATAAGGGTTTGACAGCTGCAATTATAGCTGGAATTGATTTACCAGCAAATGCAAGATGGAAAACTCTTTTAAACGATTTTCTTGTGAGTATGTTAATATGGTATGCACAATCTAACTATATACCTTTTGCAGCCTATCAAATTAAGAATGGTGGTGTATTCAAACACACATCAGAAAATGCACAAACGGTAGACAAAAACGAGGTTGATTTTTTAGTTGAGAAAGCAAGAACAAATGCAGAATGGTACTCAAGAAGATTTATTGACTTTATGAGTTTTAACCAGGCTACCTACCCAGAGTATACAAATAATGTGAACGATGATTTATACCCTAGTTATTCTGCCACATTTAACGGATGGGTACTTTAAGCTATGATTTACAAACCAAAGGCAAAGAATATTAAAAAGCTAAAAACTTTTTTAAAGAAAAAAAATAAAAAAAATGATAGGAAGTCCAATATACACTAAATCTTTTTGGGGTAAAGGTGCTTGTAACAACAACATTGGATGGGGTATAATTTACCGACCATTTGCTGGCTGTAGTGCTGTACCAGCCTTATTAGTATTATTACAAGCAAGAGCAGATTTTTATGAAAATGCAACTTGTACCACAGCAACTTTAGAAGAACTTGAAAACATAACATAATGAGCAACTTATTAGACAAGGCAAGTATTGTATTAACACCAACAGCCTATGACAACGGCAAAGTACTATGTGTTAAACCAAGTGATGGAAGTGGTGACTTTGATTTTTCAAGAAATTCTGCAGCTACAAGAGTAAACGCACAGGGGTTAGTTGAGAATGTACAAACAATATCTGGCAACCTACTTGATTATAGTACTTTTACAAGTTCTAGTGCATCTTGGTCGCTTGTAGGTGGTTTATGGGTTTATGATGATACAGCTAATGGCTTTATACTTACATCTAGTATTGATGTTGTTGTTGGAGATGTATTTGATGTTGTTATTGATTTAACAATAGCAAGTGGTAATGCAAATTTAAGATATTCAAGTAGTAATGCACAAACAACACTATTTCCTTTTACAGATTTTGTAGATGGTGTAAATGAGTTTCAAGCTACAGTTACAGGTGTAGATGGTTTTTTACAAAGATTATTTGCACCAGCAAGTTTAACAGATAACCCTTTTACATTAAACAGTATATCAATAAAGAAAATATCACAAGATACTAACCTACCTAGAATAAACTACGATGGTTTCAGTTTTGATGGTAGCGGTAATATAATTCCAGATAGTGGATGCGGAAGCTGGTTGTTTGAACCACAGAGTACAAATTTATATTTAAACTCTGAAACATTAAGTACACAAACAATCACAACAACCGCTAATCAATATTCAGTATCTTTTTATGGTACAGGTACAATTACTTTTAGTGGAACACATACTGGAAGTTTAACAGGTACAGGTTTAAATGATAGAGTTACAGCAACTTTTTCAGCAAATGCTGGAACACTTACAAGTACTGTAAGCGGAACAGTTACAAAAGCACAAATTGAACAATTAAACTTTGCAACATCTTACATACCAACGACAACAACAACAGTAACACGAAACCAAGATGTATGTACAGGAGGAGGTAGTGCTGCATCTATAAATAGTACAGAGGGTGTTTTGTATTTTGAGGGTAGTGCTTTAGCAAATGATGGTACAAGTAGGAGAATATCATTAAATGATGGTACTTCAAGTAATAAGGTTAATTTAGAATATGATGAGACATCTAATAGAATTAGGGCATCTATAACAAGTGGTGGTTCTGCACAAACATTAACATACAACGCACCAAACTTATTGCAGTTTAATAAAATTGCAGTTAAGTATAAATTAAATGATTTTGCAATATGGTTTAATGGAGTTGAGGTTGTAACAGATACAAGTGGGAATGCACCTATTTCTCTGACTGAATTAAGCTTTAATAATAGTGGTACATCACTACCTTTCTTTGGAAAAACCAAAGCTGTTGCAGTTTGGAAAGAGGCTTTAACAGATGCTGAATTAACATCTTTAACAACAATATAATGAATATATATAAAACGGTATTTGATACAGAAAAAGATGCTAAAAATTATCTTTTAAAAATAGGTGTACTTATAGAAGTTGATAAAGCAATAATATTTTCTAAAAATACAGTTGCTGTTGTTTACATTGGTAGTATTGTAAATAAAAAGGAAACAAAAGACCCAAAAAAACCTATTTATAACAAAGGATTTGCTATTGATATAATGAGTAGCACTAAAGATTTAGATTTGAAAGAATATATGGTGTATCCAGTAGAGGCATACCATAGTTTTTATGGCTATCCTAAAAATGCAGAAGTGCCAAAATAATTAGTATATTTGATTAAATCAAAAAACAATACAATGGGTACATTATCAAAAAGTGAGTTAAAAGTATTTAAAGAACAAGAACAAAAGAAACAAGCAATCTTACACGATTTAGGAGTATTGGCTACGCAGTCACATACACTATCACATATGTTTGCAGAACTCGCTATGAAGCAAGAACAAAGTAAAAAGGAACTTGAAGAAAAGTACGGCAACATAGAAGTAAATCTTGAGGATGGAACTTTTAAACTAATCACAGATGAAAAAAATAAGTAAACACATATCTTACAAAGAGGCGGTTGGTTCTAATTATGCTAAACAATACGGTATAAAGAATAAACCAAATAATGAACAGGTTGAGAATATGCAACTACTAGCTGAAAAGGTGTTTGAACCATTAAGAGAGTGGGTAGGTGCACCAATTAAAGTAAATAGTATGTTTAGGTCTTTAGAACTTAATACAGCTTTAAAAGGCGCAGCAAGAAGTAGCCATTTAAGAGGTGAAGCATTTGATATTACAAGTATGGGCGGTAAGTCTAATTTAGAGATGTTTTATTGGATAAAAGATAATTTATTTTTTGACCAGCTTATTTGGGAATTTGGTGCAGAACCAAAATGGTTACACGTTTCTTATAAAAAAGAAGACAACAGACAACAAATATTAGTAACTAAAAGACCAGGTATATACCATACCTATTCAAATTGTAAATCTTGCTAGTATGCCTATACCTAAAAAGAAAGCAAACGAAAAGCAAAGCGATTATATGATGAGGTGTGTACCACAACTAATGCAGTACCACGATAAATCACAAGCTATTGCAATTTGTTATAAAAGTTTTAAAGGTACAGAGATAGAATTAGAGAGTTATAATGACTATCCAGACAGTGCATCTAACAATGCAAAGAAAGCTATTAAATACAAAGAAGAAAATGGGTCATCTTGTGGTACAAGGGTTGGATGGACAAGAGCAGGTCAATTAGCTAGAAAAGAAAACATATCAAGAGATACTATTGCTAGAATGGCTAGTTTTAAAAGACATCAACAACATAAAGATGTACCTTACAAAGACGGTTGTGGGGGTATTATGTTTGATGCTTGGGGTGGAACATCTGGTGTTGAGTGGGCAATAAACAAATTAAAACAAATAGATAAGAAATGATAACAGAT